ATAGGTAAAAATCCCAATATCAGGATAAAGATCATCACTGAAACTGACGACTTATCCGTTAAAATCCTTTCCAAAATAGCTGAGACTATTACTTCTAATGAGCGGTATAAGGAAGTATTTCCAGATATAGAAAAACATCCTACACGGTCATGGAATCAGCATGAATTGACCGTTAAACGGGAGATAAATGATAAAGAGCCTACCATAGAAGCCCAATCCATATTAGCTGCTTCTACGGGCAAGCGTAGTGATTTAAATCACTATGACGACGTGGTGGGTATGTCTAACACCTTGGTTAATCCAGGTAAGCGGGAGATTGTCAAAGAAGCTTTCCGATCTAACTGGCAGAAGGTTTTGGACGTGATGTACAATCCTAAAGCCCGTTGGTTGATGACCGCTACACCCTGGCATGTCAATGATCTAGTCTCCGAGTTGAGGAACAATAAGGCAGTTAAAAAAGCCCCCGAAGTATGGGTTGGACCTAACTTTGAGTCTCCTTGGCCTGGGGTAATAGATAGCTCAGTATTTAAAAATGCTTTACAAGTTGATGGGTTACGTGGGTACAACAGAGCTTATAGAGGCATAGCCTTATCAGATGATGAGACCTGGATTAACCCCTTGGCTATCAAAAGTTGTATAGATAGAGAACTAAAGCCCTATGATGTTCAAATCGTAGATGGGAACACGGCGTTTACCGGGGTTGATTTGGGACACCGTGAAGGTGAAAAAGCTTGCCCTTCAGTTATCTTTACTGCGGTTAGGACTCCACAAGGTAAGCGTATTCCTATAGATATTAAGATTTTAAAGAATAGTTCAGTTTTAGAAATAGCAAGAGCTATTGTAAAAACCTATGAGGACTTTAAACCGGCCTTAATAATGGTCGAAAACAATGGTGCTCAGAAGTATCTAGTTGATATCCTTACAAGTTTAGCCCCTTGTGCTATTCCACTTGAAGGACATTTTACCGGTACACAGAAGCTTGATCCTAATACCGGTGTACCTAGCTTATTGGCTGAAATTGAGACCGGTAGGTGGGTAATCCCATTAGGGGCTGGAGGAGATCATGAGGAAAATATTTGTGAATGTTCGTTTTGTAAGTGGATGGGTGAGGTGCGAGACTACCCTTTGGCTAATACGGATACAGTTATGGCTTGCTGGCTTATGCTAAGTGCCTTAAAGAAGATTTGTGAAAACGCTAACCCTACAGGGAATTTTTCGGTGTGGGAATGGGACTAAAATAAATGATACTAGACCAATTCGGAAATGTTTCACATGAAACAGTAATAGATGACGACGATGAGGCTCAGAAACAGATACGTAAGGATTACCTATCTACTAAAGGTGGTAACTATGATGAATGGTCTGGATTGTCTTATGCTGTGCATCCATCGTCTTTAGGACGGTTAAATGCTAGTCTTTTAAGGGACTTATACTCACATTCTTCATCTATTAGACCAGCAGTAGATTCTATCGCTAGAGAAATATCCACCCTACCTTGGAGGATTATCAAAAAGGATTATAAATATCATAATCCTAAAGAACTAAGTGATATCAAGTACTTCCTAAATCACCCTAACCTGGACAACGATACCTTTACCTCCGTCATAGCCCGTTATCTTAACGATCTACTGGTGGTGGGTAAAGGTACTATTGAGAAGGTCAGGAATGCTTATGGCGATTTAAAAGAACTTATGCCGAGGGATGCTACCTTATACGCCCCTCAGATCAACGAATACGGGTTTATAGTAAATTACCTGGAATATAAACGAGATACTACGACGGTTGCCCGTACCCATAAAAAAGATGATATTATATTCCAATATTTCACCCCTAATACATACACATTGGGGGCTGTCCCTATCATTGAGACCATCATAGATGAAGTAGCCCTATTGATGTTGGCGGTTAAGTCTATTGCATGGTCGTTTACTAAGGATGAAATCCCCCCAGGTGTCTTACACTTGGGGATTATCGGTGAGGTAGCTTTAAATAGAGCTAAGGCTTCTTTTGAAGCGGCTAAGGGCATTGCCGGTAAGACTAAGATGAGAGTTATTGATAACGTCGATAACGTAAAATGGGTACAGTTTACCCGCACACATCAAGAGATGCAGGTAGCCGAGTTGATCCCAATGATTGAGAGAATTGTATTCCGTAACTTTGGTTTATCCCCGGTTGAATCATCCCAGACCGATGTTAGTCGCCAAGTGGCGGATACATCCTATAAGTCTTCACAATCCAAGATGGTTAGTCCTGTAATGGTCATGGTAGCTGGGGCTATTAACCTTAATATTGTTGAGGAATTTGACCAAGAAGCAGAGTTTATATTTAACCGTAACTCCCAAGAGTCATTTAACGACCAAGCAAATGGTCTAGTAGATTTGTCTGATAGAGGTATGATTACGGTAAATGAAGCTAGATTAAAACTTGGTTTTGATCCTGTTCCTAGTGGAGACCTACGTACATACAGACTAGGTAATGAGGTAGCTGTTATAGATGAAAAGACAGGGGCTATCAAATACCGGGAAGAACCTGCTACCCCAAAAGCTATTCCATCTAAAAAGGACATAGGTTTTGTTTAGACAAACTAGCTACTTATTGCGCTAATTCTTATTTATTAGTACAATAATTAATAAATATGGATGTATTGACACAAGTTCCCTTCATCGCAGAGTTATCTTTTTGCCGCGCAGTTATCGAGAAGCATAGTGTTCCTTCAGGTGTCTGGATCGTAGAAGGTTATGCTTCTACTTCTGATCTAGACTCCCAGAACCATATCGTTACCCCTGAAGCTATCAAGATGGGGGCAGAGTGTCTACGTAAGTATGACACTGTTCTATTTAACCATGATGTTGATAGACCAATAGGTAAGGTTAATGCTTCAGAAGCCCAAGACGGTAAGTTACTGGTTAAGGTAGCTATTTCTAAGACGGAACCTAAGATTTGGGAACAGATTAAAGATGGTACGCTAAGTAAGTTCTCTATTCGTGGTTTTATTACAGATTCGGAATACTACACGGATGAGCGAAGTGTTGTCACAAAAAATATACTACTTATTAAGGGCATGGAAATCCATGAGATTAGCATAGTTTCCGTACCTGCTAATCCAGAAGCCCGTAGTTTAAATTGGTATATAGAGAAATCTCTAAAAAAAGATTCAGTGGCGATGGACGCTATTGAAAAAGATCAAAAATCCTTTGAATCAGCCATTAAAAACCTTGAGGCTGGGTTAACCGATATACAAGGTGAGGATCACGATCAAGTAGAAACAATAATACGCAGTCTTACGGCTTTAATTGGCCGTGTATATCAAAAGGCTGATCAAAACAAAGGGGGTAAAATAGTGGATAAAGAAGAAGTTAAAAAAGAGGAAGCTGTTACCGAACCTGTTAAGGAAGAGGTAAAAGTGGAATCCAAAGAGGAAGTTAAGAAATCTGATGAAGTTGCTACACAGAAAGTCGAACTTGATGTTAGTGCGCTAACTGCGGTTATCACACAGCTTCAGGATATGGTTAAGTCTGTTACTACTCAGTCGGAAGAGGTTAAAGCAGGGCAAGCTGAGGTTGCTAAGGCACAAGCGGAAATCACCCAGGCTAAGACCGATATTGCTAAATCAATTTCTGATCTAAACGCGCTACTTAAAGAGATTCCTATTCGCAAGGGTCAACCAGCACCAGCGGAAGTGAAAACCGAAGAAGTAGAAGTTAAGAAAGACCTTTCTAAAGATGAAAATTTTCAGAAAGCAAAACCCGCTGATCAATTACATATGCTAATTGAGAGCGTTGCAGTTTAAATAGGAAGGGGTGAATTTTAATAAGATGGATTTGAGTTTATTGAAGAAAAGTTTGGGTGAGAGTGACGTAAGTTCTCTCTACCAAAGTCGTGAGTTGGATAAAGTTTTAGTTAAGTTAGTTGATTACATGAATCCTCTCCGTCAGAATATGGACCGTAAACCCGGTTCAGGTACTGGATATCAAAATTATCGTCGGGCTGCTGGTATAACTGCCAATAGTTTCTCCGATAACATTGATGTTATTGAAACGGATAGTGCTGAAGAGAAGGCTGGAACATACAGTGAACTATACTTGCCGTACAAAACCCTATTGTCAAAAGGTCGGGTTTATCGTCGAGTACAAAAGACTGGTGCTTCTATTGCTGATTTGATGCGCGAAGAGATCGAGGGAAAAGCTATCGAACTTCGGGATGCCGAAGAGCGCCGGGTTTTCTGGGGTAATTCTCCTACCGCCAACACAAAACAGTGGCCTGGAATTAATAGCTATATGGTGGCTAACAGTGGTCAAGTCGTTGCCCTTACCAATACTGGTACCGGTGTAACCTTGACTTTAGAAAGCCTAGATCGAGCTATTGATCTAAACTTGGGAAATCCCGGTTTGATCTTGACCTCCCGTACTGGTCGTAGGAAGCTTAACGCTTTGCTACAGGCACAGCAACGGTTTGTTGACAAGATCGAAATCCGTGGTGGTTTCAAAGTTATGTCCTATAATGACATTCCCGTAGTTGCTTGTACCAATATTCCTGATACACTTAATATCACCTCTGGTGGTACTGTGTCAAGTCTTACTGGTGGAAGTTCTACAGCGTTTTTCATTGTTGACTTGCAGGAAGTATTCATGAGTGTCCTTACAGAAGTTACCATGATGCCTATTGCCCGCGCAACAAGCCAATATGAGGAATTTGAAATGTTCATGGATGAGACTCTTGTAGTTCGTGATTACAGGAAAGTTTCCATGATCACCGGAATCAAGAGTTTAGGATAAATTAACCTTTACTTTAACCTAAAAGCCTTATACAGTAACATGTATAAGGCTTTTTTATTTCATTATGCCAACACAGAAAGATTTTCTAAGCCTGAAGACATAGAGACTAAATTTGGTAAACTTTATCATAATTCATCTCCGCTATCTAGATTAGACAGAAAATTTATCAAATTTTCAGAGATGCAAATGAAGATAGGCATAATTCCTATTTGTTAGACATAACCTTCCGGTAAATTCCTACTTTTAAGACACTCCTTTTCCCAAACTCCTTATATTTCAAGTACTTACAATCCTGGTCAAGTTGGTATTAGTATTGCTATCAGTAGTAAGTCAGGAAGGTGAGCATAACTAAAATAATCAGAAAAGGAGAAATATCATGACGAAGAGCTATGACCCAAAGAATCTAATCGCAACTTGGAATAAAGCAGATGACACCGAGGAAGTTGCAACTAAGTTGAGCCTATCGAAGGATCAGGTTGTACAGTTGGCGAGCATGTACCGTAAGAAAGGCATCTTTATGAAGAAGATGAAGAAAGGGCCGGATAAGACGGATATCAATGATCTTATCCAGTTCTCAAAGAAATTTGAGAAACAAACGGCTGCTAATACCCATTAACCTAAGTTCACCTTCCATCCTTATAGAGGGAGTAAATTAACCTTTACTCCCTCTATTTTTTTGTATATACTGTCAAAGTAGCTTAATTTATTCAAGTAAGGTATAATAAACAAGGAGATTTTTTTATGTTATATGTTTTAAAGTATAATGGCCTTTTTGAAGGTGACTTCACTGAGAGTTTTTACGATGAAGTTGTCTGTGTAAAGAATAGGGTTGCCTTGGTCCAATTTGACCATAACAAGGAACAACTTTTGGGACGCCAGTTTGATCTAGTCGGTACTATTGAGGATGAAGGCGATTTAAAGAACCTTTTCCAGAGCGGGGATACCCAGATCGAAGTTCGTAAAGAACGGATTGAACAACCTAAGAAGGTATCGCTAGATAGCATCCTTCCTAAGCCTGAAGGCGAGCAGAAATCGTGGTATGAAAATCTTGAGTAACGTAAAAGTTCCTTGCTGGCTGTGTGGGGCTTTAGTGTATGAAGAAGACCTATGTGTTGGAAGAAGTGAATTTTGCTCTATAGGTAAGCAACATACAAAAAGTAATAATGGCGGGGTAGGTGCTTACTAATTGAGCATAAGGCAATTTAACGTAGGGTTAACCCACTCATTAGACTTTAGTTTCTGGAATATTTCTGGGGTACGTACAGCCGTAGATAATCCTTTAGTTGATATTTTAACACCCCAGAAGACTAAATATGTCAATGCCGCTTCCCTAACCACCACTGGTGTAGTGGGGAAGTATGGCTATTCTGTGTTTCTACCCCCCGGTTTGACCCTTGGACACTACTTTGCTAGGGCGGTGGGGTTAACCACAAATGATACACTTTACTCCGAGTCTCAAGTATTTGAGGTTATAGACTACCAAGGGGAGCCGTTGTGGGTCGGGCTTGAAGAGCTTAGACAGTTCATGTCAAAAGAGGACGATGATAGATCAGACGATCAAAATCTACGTCAAGTCCTCCAGTGTGCCATAGAATTAGTAGAGGGCTACACGCGCAGACATTACGGTATATATCAGACAGATGAAACCATACAGGTTAATCATACAGATAGGGTGAAACTTAAGAAGTTCCCTGTAAATACCATACTAGGGATCACCCCTACCTTGTCTATGACTCCTTTGAGTTACACCAATTTGGTGGAAACTATAAGTGGTAGTCAACCGTCTTTCTTTTACCGGTTAGACTCTGAGAACGGTATTATATATCTTACAGACTCCGCTGGATTTGATGACACTTACGATGGTATGTTACTAGCAGTTAGCTATTTGGCGGGTTTTGCGACAGTCCCCGAACCTGTACGTACTGCTGTACTTAAGATAGCTGTAGCCCTATTTAACATGATTTGTACTGAGGGTTTGAGCTATGTTAAGATAGGTAGCATGAGTTTTGCTACGGAACGTAAGTTATTTGACGGGGTAGTTGGGGATATGTTAGCCCCTTTTGTTAATAACGCACAAGTGTAACTATGTCTTGTCTTACCGCATTCTTAAATAGCCGCGCAGTCCTTTACGATGTAGATCGGAGTAGTACTACTGATTCTGGGCAACCTACAGAATCCCTTACCCAGAATAGTACCTTAAAGGTGTACTTTGAGGATGGTTCCACAGCCCAGGCTGTATGGAAGCTATTTAATCCTGGTGTCATTAAAACCCTTGATTACACTTGTTTGAGTTTAAAAAGGGTTACTTTAGGCCAAGTTATTTCTATTGAAATACAGAATTACGATAAATTTCTTGTAGACAATGTATTTCCATTACGTGCTGGTATGCTAACTCTAGGATATCAGTTACACCTTAGCCGGTGGAGGCATTAATGGGTTTATACGATTGGAAGGTATGGTTGCTTTTCCTTATAACAGAACCTTGTATGGGGCTATTGTTATTTGGATTGATTACTGCTAGTATAGTACTTGTCTATAAGATAAGTAAAAGGATTAAACATATATGACGATGTTATTACTGTTACTAGGTTTTATTGTTTGGGCAGCTATTACTTATATTCCGATGTCGGATATATTTAAACATGTAGTAGTAATTGGTGCGGCTATCTATGCTGCCTGGAAATTAATTCTTGCTCTCTTGGAATCCCTCTACCATAATGCATAAATGCGAGTGTAAACATAAGACGGTAAAGTACTGTGATAAGTGCAAAGTAGTTTCCTGTTCAGACTGCAAAATGGAATGGGTTGAGCAATGTACACGATCACATGTAGATTATTCTTTTAATACTCGTGATGTTACTTTGACTCGCGCCCCTCTCCCCTACCCTGACGTTGTTCCTTTCACCACTTGCCAACATTAAAATAAAAAGAGTAGACAATCCCTTATGAATATGGTAAAAAGGTATCATGAGTTGGTCTAGCGGTACCTTAATCTTCTATCTTGATAATCGTGAGGGTAAATAATTTTTTTGGTAGAGTTAAAAACCTGTATCAAATGTACTAAAGAATTTGATCTTTCCTATTTTAGAAAGCAGAGAAACGGTAAACCATTAAACTACTGTAAATACTGTCAATATAAGAGTAATAGAAATTGGGTTTTAAATCATAAAGAAAAAATCGGAGCTTACTGTAAGACATACAGACAAAAATATCCAGATAGAGTTAAAGCTTCAAGAATAAAATATTTTAGTAAAAATCCTTCTAAGGCAGAAGAATATGAAATTCGACACCAATTTAATCGCAGAGCAAAAAAGTTTGGGTTAACCCCAGAAGAGTATAAAGGGCTGATCATAAAACAGAACAATCTGTGTGCTATCTGTAATAGCCCGCAAGAAGGAAAAAGAGTGAATTTAGCTATAGATCATGATCATTTAACGGGAAAAGTTAGGGCTTTACTCTGTGGTGCTTGTAACACAGGTTTAGGGCTATTTAAAGATAATAAAGAACTACTAACAAAAGCAGTAGGATATCTAGAGGTACATAGTGTCTGAGATTGATGGATTATTAGTTGGTTTTCTCAAAGTTCGCAATGAGCGACTAAGGACAAATAACATTGTCCGGTGTCTTCATAATCTTAACGAGTACTGCGATGCTGTGTTTGCCGTTGACGACGCCAGCTATGACGGTACCCTAGAATATCTACAGTCTCAACTCCCACCAGAAAATATCCTTATAGTCCCCCCTGAAGAACAATCATTTGAATCCGAGTTAGAATGGAAACAGAAATTGATGGAGTTGATCCATCAAAATGGCCCTTGGCGCTATGTTTACTGGCAAGATGCTGACGAAGTACTAGATAGAAATGGCACAGAACATATACGAGACTTTTGTAGGGCTAACTTAAATAACAATATCCAGGCATGGTCCTTTCACTATACTCAATTATGGCGTAATTCATCCTGGGCTAGAACAGATAGCCAATTCGATGATGGTAACTTTTGGAAGCTTTGGCGGTACACCCCCGATTTATCATTTGATATCCACCCTGGTACCCACCATGCCCAATTCCCTAGTCAAGTAGCAGGTGCCTTACAAGCAGGTAGAGTTGGGAACTCCAACTTTGAGGTTATCCACTACGGTAATTACTCAAAGAACCTTGATTGGAAGTGCATTCAATACTATGGTGGACTTGGGGGTGTACCGCGCCATCTAAACTTTGAGGAAGCTAGCTATCGTCCTGTGGACAAGGCTATATTCCCTAGTGGGGCTGAACATAGTGTAGCAGAAGAGCCTAAACCTACACCCTTCTCAGCAGATTATAAGGAAAAATTGTTAAAATTAAGAGACCTAAAGAACCTTGAAAATACCTTCTGTGTAACCATTAGTACCTATAATAGAGCACATACCATAGATAAAGCTATAACTTCTGTACTTAATCAAAGCTATCAGGAGTTTATTATCGTGGTAGTTGATGATGGGTCTAC